CATCTTTATTCCTAGCCATTCCAAAGCTATCTAAGTTTTCAGAAAACTGTACTACAAAAGCTTCAGCGTTGGCTAATGCTTTAGCTTCGCCTGAACCGCCTTTACCATCTTTGCTACTAACAGCTTTAGTTTGATAGGTATTGTTTTCTTTATAATTAGGTATTAATTTAGAAGCATACTCAGCATAAGCTTTTACAAATTCTGTTTGCATTTCGCTTCCTTGTTGTAATAATTCTGAGGCGCTAAATTGCTTATTACTTTCTTTACCTATAATTGCCCAAACATCTTCAGCATCTTCTGGAACAGTAAAAAATGATCTTGCCTGAGCTTCAAATTGCGATGTAGTGGCCTGAGCTATTCTATTAGCTGCTGTAGCAGTGTATAATGTTTCATATTTACCATTATCAGATAACTTGGTAAATTTATAATTAGACATTGCGCTGTCAGTAAGTTGATTGTTTTTGTCTAAATATCCTGCTTTTTGATAAGTGCCATATATCATAGAATCAATACCAGGAACTTTCCCGGGATCATATCCGAACAACAAGCGAGCATCTTTATCAATAACTCCCTCAATATTTTCTCCTGAAAATCTTATTCTATAACCACCTATTTCTGCATCCCAATAAACTTCTTTTTGCCCTTTAGCAAAGCCGTTGTTTATATTTTGTGCAGCAACCCAATCAGCTGTACCGGGTTTACTTTTAGACATACCCCCTTGCGTACCCGCTGTAGCGGGATCAAATTCTTCCCCGTAAAATACCTTAGATTCTTCATCCATTTCAATTACAGAATATAATTGTTGCAATCTTTTCTGGGCTTTGCCAAATCCTTCTTGTGCTATTTTTAATTCTTCTTTAGTAGAGGCGTTTTGCATAGCTATTCTATTTTCAGTAACTAAATTTAAAACTTCATCAGCTTCTTTACTATATATTGAATCAGCGCCTAGTTTAGCTAAATTAGCATAAACTTGCTCTTGATTTTTAGAAGCATATTCAGCTGCCCAATCTAATTGATCTTGTATTTTTTTAGCTAGCTCATCATCTTTTTGACGTGTAAAATCAATATAATCAGTTGTGGCTTTAGCTACATTTGATATTGTATTTGCCCATATTTGACCTGATTGATTATCTACAACCGTTATTGGATTTTCATATGCTCCCATTATAAATTTGCTATTATATTATCTCCTGTTTTTATTTGATCAAACAATGCTTTTTCGTTAAATTGCGCCGTCCCCGGCGCTAGTCTTCCCCCGGTTTATATGTTTTTTGTAAATAAGCAGATGTAGTATCAGCTATTCCTGATATTCCAGCCCCTGTTATAGCCGCGGCATCTGCCCTCGCCTGGGCTTGCGCTTGTGCCTGCCCGGTTATTTGAGCTTGTTTTCTATTAAGTTGTTCCGTTTTTCTTCTTTCTTTTTCCCCGTAAACAAATGCGGCGCCTTGAGTTCTTCCTTGCTCTAATTTTTCAGCTTGTCCAAGTTTGACACTTTGAAGCCTTCGCTCTTCTGCTATTCTATTAGCTTCTAAAGTAGCTTCTCCCTGCGCTCTTAATTGTTCATTTTTAGCTTCTTGTTGTTCTATATTTGCAGCAACACCTTTTTTACTAGCCAAAGCTGCTTGAGCTAGCGCGGTTGCGCCTCCTGCACTTGCCCCTGTAGCTCTTAATGTATCTAAAGTATTAGCTAAAGCAATATCTGTTTGTTCCATTTGTATTTCAGCAGCCTGCGTTGCTACGCCTAAACTGTCAAAAGGATTAGTCATTTTAGAACTTAAGTCTTCAGCTATACTAGAAAAGTCTTGCATACCAGCATAAGGATTTATGATTGGTTGTCTGCTATTTTCTAATTCTTTTAGCTCTCCCTCTAATCTTCTTTTTTCTCTCGCTGCTCTATTAGCTCTTTTATTAGCGCTGCTAGCGCCAAAAAGGCTACCTATAAGTTGAATTCCGCCACTTATTGCTAAAGCGGCCCCAGCACTAATAGGTTCCAGTTTTATTAATCCTTCGATTTCATGGCCATACCATGCGAGCTTTAATATTTCAATTACTTGTTCCATTTGTTATTATTAATAAGATGATTCCGCGTATTCCGAAGATACAGCAAATAATTCTTTTGGGCCGCCATAATCAGTAACAGTATCAGTAGACATGGTAACTGTACTAAAGTACCCTTTAATACCGCTCATTTGATTGCCAAACTTCACTTCGCCGGGAGCAACCGCACTATTATTAATTATATTAGCCATATATTTATTTTCTTTTCTAGTAAAACCTGCTCTATTTAAGGGCGGTGTAAGTCTTGCGGGAAATTGGTTGCCATAATTATCGTAAGCCCCTTGATTATAACTATATATTAAAGCTGTTGTATCTTGTGTGTTAGTAATAGCAAAGTTTAAAAAATCAGTATCAACAGTACCAATTCCTGTAAAATCAGAATTAATGCTATTAACTTCCCATCCATTGCTCCCTTCGTAATTTATTGTTTTAAACACTTTTGACATACTAGGCCTAGGGTTAAATATAAAGGTTATACTAGAATCATTATTTACTCCGTAAAAATTTGATCTTTTAATAGTTGGATCTTCAGAGTTGTGTTGATATAAAGCCGCTGCTGTTGATGATGCTGAGCCGTTATTTACAGTATAAAAATAATTTTTTAAACTAAAACCTAATCCAGGTTTATAATTAAAAAAGCTATTCCATCCATTTATATCATCGTCAAATGATAATGTAAAATATGAATTAGTGGCTACATTTCCTAAAGAATCTGTTGTGAAAGAAGCATTAGCAGTCTGAAGCGACACCACATATTGTTTATTATAAATATCCCACATCCCCACAGCTTTACCAGCAACAAAAGGTTTGCCTTGATCTAACTCACTTAGCTTATCCCTAAAAAAGTCATACATACCATATCTTTGTATTTCTTCTAAACCGTTATTAGATAATCTTAGCACCGCATTCCTATCTTTGTCTACAAAGTATTGCCTAAAACCGTAAACAGCATGACTTTCAGGATTTCTACTAATACCAAAATTACCTGCATAAGCTTGTGGATCTCCTATAACTATATTACTAGTTGTTACTGTAGGATTTCCTTCAGCTGAATAGATAATGTTTTTATTAATAGGTGCTCTACTTACTTTGTCCTCTTGAAATATAGTTAAATAATAATCTTGAGCGTATAATTTTTGTATTGATCCGTAAGCCGGGTTTAAACTTTTAGTAATATCTGTTCCAACACTAAATACATTAGTATCATTAATTCCTGTACTTGAATTAAATATTCCTGAATATATTAATGAGTTAGTTCTAAAGGTCGCATTAGGCTCTTCTTCTACCAAATAAGCCCTAGGGCCGAAACTAACCGATGTATTATTATATCCTCCCCTAATTCTTGATTCTTCAATTGTCCAATTTTTAGCAATAATTGCAGCATTAGATGTTTCTACATTACCTCGATCATAACCTTGCAAACCGTAAGGTATACCAAATGATCCATTCCAAACCGGAACAGACGAAGAATTTAAAACTTTCTTTAAAACAAAGCTATTAAAATATTTTACTTCTATAGTTGCTGGCATAATTTATTATTACTTATTTATAATTTTAATTACCAAGGTTGATATTGCATTGCTAATGATGGATAATTTGAATTAGCTAAACTTTTTAATCCTGTGCTGTCAAAATATGCCACCCATCTTCTATGTATATTTTGAGTTAATCCAGGGTTCCCGGTTGAACTCGTATTAGAATAGTCTGTTCCGTATACAGCATTAATGTCAGTTGAGTTTGACCCAGCAACATATTGAAACCACCCGGCATTATCAGGGACCCATGGTTGTGTAAGATCAGCATCTATATAAAATTTTGTAACATATTTCATATGCCATTCTCTGGCAAACAGAGTTTGGTTTGCACTTCCGGTTGATGCAAGCTGCGCTGTATTTTGTGCATTATTGCTAACTCTATACTGGTAAGAATATATATTGCTTCCACCATAAGCTGCTGGATAGTAAAAGTCACCAAAAAATACATTAGCATTTACTAGGCCGCTTATTATATTAAATCCATCTGCCGGACATTCGCTAGATCCGTATCCTACAACTATAGGATTATCTGACCCGTTTGAACTTTTAATGCCCCAAGGATAACGCACAATTAATCTATAATCGCCAAATTTATCGCTAACCCCGGCATAAGGTGATTTACCTATTACAAAAGTTTTTCGTGCAATAGCATTTTGAGTTTCACCATTAAGCGCTTTTGCCTGTGTGTTTGCTTCTAAGCATGCTGTATTTAAAATATCAGTTGTAAAACTAGAACTATTAACTCTTGTAGACTGAAAATAATAGGGCAAGTCTCTTTTATTTATTATTCCATGTCCCCCAACACTGCCTCCAGAGTCAAATGCGTCTCTATTTATTTGAGAGCCTCCAAAATTAGTAGGCTTGCCTTCAATATCTGTTGCTGTAACCCAATTATTACCTCCCCCAAATGGTCTATATTGTAAATAGATAGGATACATAAGCAAAGGATAATCATCAGTTGTTAATCCTTCAAGCCCTACGTTTAATTGATTAAAATTAATTTCTACACCTATAAATGCTGTTCCTTGGCGCAATCCAGCTTGAGATTGGTCTAATGTTGTAGCATTAGCTGAAGACTGGATAGCCATTGCGTTTTGGTTTTTATTAAGCATGTAGAAACTTGCGCAATCTGGCACAGAATCGAGAACTTTAGTTTCACCACCGCCACTTACAGTTACTTCGTTTACATTATTGCTTAATTGCAAACCACTATAAGGGGCTCTTATATCGTCATTACTTATAGATGACACCCCGGGAAGTGGGGTAGACCCGGCCGCATTGATGAGAGCATTTGTTCCTCCTACAAAATACAAAGCCCCAGACTCTCCACCTGAATTAGCAATACCAAACCCATATTTAGAAGTGGACCCAAATTCTGTATTAAGAGCTTCATTACCAAATAAAACAGTAAGCTGCAAATTAGTAGCGTCAGTTGGGCCACCCGCATCTGTTAATGTAATAGTTATAGGGTATGGGCCCGTTAAATCTTCTGTTGTTGATAATTCGCCATCGGCGTTTATACTAAATATAGTTTGATTAGCGGGAGATGTAATAGACCAACTTAAATCATTTGTATTTAGACTTGTGTCAGCCGTTCCGTTTACGCCAGTAAATGTAGCTAATATCCCTGTTGCCCCAGCTGTATGTTGCAAAGTAAGATTGCTAGGGACTGGGTCAATATTTACAGTCGGTTGATTTGGTATTGTGTATGTTTTAAAAATAGGTGAAGTATTTGCTAAAGGCACTTCAAAACCCGCAGAACCAGCAGATTCTCCAGCCGCGGTTGTAAAGTTAACTGTTATATTATATACTTTTTCTGTTCCAGCCTCTAAGCTATAATAAAAATCTTTAGTACTTTGTATTTTATATCTATACCAAGTGTTTTGGTCTTGATTATTATAAGGTTGCCCATTAGATGGTACGTTAATAACGGTAAAAAAGGTAGATTTATCCCCTTCATCACTTAAGCTTGTAACACTTGCTATAGACGCGGTTAATCGATTGGCTGGTAAATCTTGGTTTACAGCTTCGCCTAAAGAAGTAATATCTACAGGAGCCCATCCCGCTCCCGCAGTTGACGGCAAGATATCTACATTACCATTTGCATGGCTTTGATTTTCATTAAAATCTACTGTAGTATTTCCAGTGGCGCCGGTAACAACATTAGTTGTAGTTTCTATAGCTGTATTTAATTCTGATATTAGTCCGCTAGTAGAAGTTTCATAATATATATCCAACCTTGATTCAGTAGGCTCTGTTTCAAATACTGCGAGTTGAAAAGGATAAGCGCCGGCTTTCGCAGCACTTCCAATAGGTAAAGAATCTATTTGTGATATTCTAGCGATTAAAGGATTAGATTTAGAGTCATATAAATTTGTTATTGTTGTTGCACTTGGGCCTGTAACGTCTTCTCCTAACACGTCAGCAACTTCCCCAATGGTTATTACGGTATTCGACTGAATACTAGGAAAAAATTGTTCATTATAAGAAGGAAAAGTTGCAGACACAAAATTAGGAGTAACTCTTCCAAATAATTGTACTGAACTTCTAAATTGTTTTTGTTCGGGGCCTACTTCACTTAAGTCTCTAGGAACTTTATTTATATTATCATTTATTAAAGTAATAAACCCTACCTCGTTTTCAGTGTCATTTAAATCTGTAACTCCAGCGGGCGGCCCGTTAAGTATACCAGGTAAATAAACGTTATAATAATCTTGCTCGAATTGTTTAACCACGACTTTATAACTATACCAACCTAATGGATTGTAATTATTACCTGAACCAATATAAAGCCCCGGTATACCAGACCCAGCAGGAATTGGAGATGGGGTAGTTATAGGGCTATTAAATAATATTTTTAAAGCATCACCGGGCCAGGAAGCTACAGGAGTATCAGCGTCGTTTCTATAAGGATGATAATGAGTTGAAGCGGCAAAATTTCCAGACGGATCTAATGTAGCTTTTTCTAAAAGTTTAGATAATAATACTGTAGATGATCTTCCATATCTATCTGAAACAATAATGCCAACTTGATAATTTCTATTTTGTTTTAAAGTGCTATTGGGGTACTCTACTTTACTAGTAGTGCCGGCCGCTAAATTAAAATTAGATTTATCAAAAGCACCTACTTCATAATCCAATTGGGGTGTAAGCTGGCCATTGAGATCTTGGAAAAGCGGGGTATGTTTATCTTGAAAATTACCATAAATAACTCTATTTCCCGATATTTCTTGAGAAAAGGCTTTAACAGGCACTTTATCATATACCCTAATTAAATCCGCCTCGGGTAATGTTTTATAAGGCTTTAAACTTTGATAAGTATAACTTATAGTAGAGCCGGTATGAGTTGTTTGGAAGAGTTGATTGGTTACTGATAAAGTGTCTACTACTTGTACGGCTTGCGCGTCTGATTCTTTATAAATAATATCAATTTCTGTAACTTTTAAAATATTATTTAATGTAGCCCCGGTAATAGCTGAGCCATCTATAGCTTTGGGTAAAGGAATATTTAAAGTAATTTCATTTACTTTGTTTTCCATAAAACTAACTACAGTGCTTCTAAACGCTGCATCTTCATCCTCAGCATAAAAATATCCGTCTTGTTTGGGTATAAAACATTCTTGAGTAAAAGGAGCTAAAGCCGAATACTCATTGTCTTCAAATTTAAATCTATAGCTAAATCTTACAAATTTATCTTCTAAATAATCCGGGTCTCCAGCGTAGTTTGGATTTCCACCAGTGTCTGTTTGTAAATAAGGATTGGTTGGCGGGTTTGCGTCTGCAGCATTAATTTTAGGCACCGCAAGGCTTACTACATCTTTCATTGTAGTTTCATATTGGCCCGCTATAGAGCTTTCTTGGTACAAATTTATAGCTTCATAGGGTGCAAATTTAGCTACTGAAATATGATCTTCAGTAGTATAATATCCTAAAGTTTTGTTTATATTTATTTTTCTTGGTTGATTCCTATTGTCTGTCCAAAACAATAAATTTTCAACTATGTTAATGCCATATATAGGATTTTGTGTAGAAAAATTTAAAAAAAGTCCTTCAACTAATTTAATAGCAGTTTGATTTAAAGTATCATAAGCATAAATAAAATTATCCGCTCCAGAATTATACGCAGTTCCTGTATTGTTGGTTAAAAAAATGTATACCATATTATTTGCAGGATTTACAACATGGCCTATAGCTTGAAGACCTGTTGCGCCTGAATTTAAAGCTTGAAAATTGCCTTGCGGCAACAAAGCATTACCTAATACATTTTCTAATGCCCCTACGTCATCGCCCTCGGATTTACTAACTTGTATATTAAAGCCTTGTCTATACTCGCCTTGAGGCACTAAACGTGCATCAAGATCTAAATTCATTTTAGACTTTATAAAAGCATTTTTAACTTCTGCCATTTATTTAACTTTTAATCCATTTAGATTTATTACGCATTACTTGAACTATTTCATCTAATTTAATATTAGATAATCTAATTTTAGCATTTCTAAGCAATGCACTTTTTTCTCTTTTATATCTATTAACTATATATTCAGGGGTATTAACTTTTGTGGAAAGTACAGCATGGTTTACATAAGCATATACGGCTGCTTCGGCCATTTTAGGAACTTTCATGTCTTGATCATAAGCAAGACCGTCAGATATATATTCAAATATTACTAAAGCATCTCTTAAGTCACTCGAAAAAGATATTTTACCTTCTCTATGGTTCATAGTAAACCAACCGTTTCTTTGAGATGTTTCTGGATTTAATCCATATCTTTCTCCAACTCTTCCTTCAAAACCAAACCCATACCAAGTGCCCGGATAAATCCCGCTTTCTACATCTTTTGAATTTAAATTTCCATTAATTAATCTATCATTAGCGGCGGCCCATCTTTCTTCTGTTAAAGAAGTAGCGTCTATGTCTTCGCTAAAGTTGTCTTGAAGAGGAACACCTTGAAAATCCTGAGGTAATAAACTGTCTGGATTCGAAGTTAATGTTGTAGGATATATAATATGTTTAACCCCTAATTGATCTACCCATGACATTTTTACATAGTTTACATAATCTTGAGGCATTGGTATTGATAAATTATGAGGAATTTGAGCTTCTTGTGATTTTATACTTGGCAAAGTATCATAGCTAAATTCTTGTAATGCGCGCTTAACATGAAATATAACATCATTGCGTTTTACATTTTGAATAATTTTTCCATTACCCACATAGCCCACTAAAAAATTTGTAACTAATTCTGAAACTTTTATAAAAGCATACTCGCCGTAGTTTTCTTCAACCGTATTACCGTAAGCATTTTCATTGCCATAATTACCACCAGTTAAAGTTTTTAATTGTACAACTATAACTAAATTAGCAGCAGGAGTAGCTGCGAAAGTTATTGTATTGTCAGCCACGCTATATGTTTGTATGTATTCTGTGTATGATCCAGCTATTCCTGTAGGGCTAGTGTAAAGTTTAAAATTATTATTTGCATAATTTACGGTGCTAGGATCAAAACTGCTAAAAATTAAATTTGTATTAAAAGTAGTTGTAAATGTACTTGTAGCTCCGTCTGCTAAGAATGTTTGTGCTCCAGCGTAATATTGTGCATTGGTTTCTTGTATTAAACCACCATTAGGTTTTGCCATAACTTATTAACTTTTTTGGTTTATTTCATCCATTTGCACTTGCTGTGCTGCGGCTTGTACTATTTGAGGATCTCTTATAATAATTCCAGCATATTGTAGTATTCTTAAGATAACTTCTGTTTGTTCACTTTCATGAAGCTCAAAATTTATAGATCCGCTTGGCTCTGTAGTAGCATTGTAGTCTGATTCATTCCAATTGTATTGGCCTAAACTGCCTACTAAAAATCCCCAAATTACATTAGACGGCTTTTTAACATACTCTACTTGCACATTATTTTGTATAGTATCTGGCTTTACAAATAAATAATTATTCTCATACAAATATGTAGGAAAAGTTTCAGTTGCTTTTGTTAATTTAGATTTTTCAGAAGTATAAAAATCATTTCTTTGAAGTCTTTGTATAAGAACTTCATTCTTATATGTTACTTCGCCTATCCTGTATAAATTTACTGTTCTTCCATAAGAATCAGTTGTAGGTAAAGTAAAATAATTAGTAGGGGTAGGTGATGTATTATTATAAGAGGCGTTGCCAAACGTTTTAAATATAGCTACCTTTTCATCTATATTTTCTAATCTATCAGCGTAGTTTAAATTGCTTTGAGGAACTCTAGCCTGTTGATTTAAATCTTCAAAATATTTTTCAAATATTTCAAGTTGAACTTGTGTTCCTACTTTGTTAAATTCATCAGGAGTCATATACCCCCTTTGCTCTTTATTTAAAATAGACAACACTGTTTGATATACAGTATTTACGTTTATTGCCATTTTTGTTTTTTGTTATATAATAGTAAAGCCGCCAAATGACGGCTCTACATATTATAAATATTACACGTTATAGAAGTTTTTTCTCTATAGATTTGTAAATTTCTATACCTTCATCTGTTTTAAAGAATGCAGCCATAGCGGAATATGGGTTTTCGTCAAAAGGAACATTCATTATTTTCCTTCCTGTTTTAGCCCATGCAAAAGTTCTTTGATCTTGTGATAAATTTAAAAGACCTAACTCCGTAGCATTAATAGCTACATTTCTTAATTGCACATTTTCGTCATTAGCCAATTCTAAGAATAGTTGAGCGTTTTCTTTAGCAAATATTAAAAGATCTCTTTTAATTTCTTTAGAACTCATGTCAGATACCTTAGAACCAACCTCAACTCTTAAAATAGCCTCAGCTTGATCTATATCCATATCTCTTGCTACATTTAATGCCTCAATTATATATTCAATAGTTTCTAAATCGTCTACAGCTTCTTCTACAGGATTAAATTCGTTATATTTTACTCCTTTCATTGGATGATAAAGAGATAATAATCTTTGCAAATTTTGTTTTTCCTTAGTTACGGTTAATGTGCCATCCCTAAAAACAATATGCCCTAATGTTGCTTCACCCGATTGTTCATCAACTAATGGCGAATTTTGATTAGTTGCATATCTTAATTCTCTTTGTTCATTTTTTTCTTTATCAAACCATAATAAAGGATAACGGCTCGTATGACGAGATGCTATAGTATATGTTAATGGAGTTTTAAGACCATTTAGTAAATATGTTCTGTCTTTAATTTCCCATTGTGGTTTTTTGGATGTTGATACTTTAGCTGCAGGTTTTGCAACTTCTTTTGCTTCAATTACTTGAGGTGCAACCTCAATATCTTTTACTGCTTGAGTAGCTTTTTTAGCCATGATATAATAAAATTAAATAGTTAAAAGGTAAAAACTACCCCCGTTAATACAACGAGGGTAATTTATACCAGGTAAATTATGATGCAGTAAACAATACGAAATTGTTAGCACCTTGTACACATAAACATCTTTCAGACAAGAAGTGAACATCCATAGAGTCAATGTCAGAAGTATAAGCACCTCCAGCAGATCCAGTAATCCAGGATTTCATTCTTCTATCTTCAGTTTGTGAAGCTCTGTAACGAACATGTAAGAAAGGTCTACGAATATTAGAACCTAAGATTTGATCGTATACAGTTGATGTACCAGCAGGAATAAGAACTCCATCAATTGCTGAAACAGCTACTCCACCTCTAGTTGAAGCGTCATTAAGATATTTCCAGTCAGTTTTATAAAAGTCATAAGAACCTCTTCTAAATCCTGAGAAACCAAGATTCAAAGCCATTTCTTCAGAGTTTTCAAATAGACCAAAAGCAGTACCTCCTCCAATACCGGAAGAAATAGCACCTAGCATATCATCAAAATCCAAAGAAGTTTTTCTATTTAAGAAAAGCATGTTCTCTTCAATAGCACCTTGAGTATCAAGATTTTTAAGAATGCTGTCAAATTCACCAAGACCAGCAGCAGCACTAAAGTTATTTAGTACATTACCTCTAGCATTGATAGCAGCAAAAAGACCTTCAGTTCCGCCATAGTCAGCAGCAATACCAGCAACTCCAGAACCTGCAGCAGCTTTTTCACCTTCAACCATAGACATTTCAAGATAATCCTCAAATCTCAAACGAGTTTCAGACTCAGCTTTTAAATACCATAGGTATCCAGATGTTCCATCCTCAGTAGCAACTTCAACCCAACCAATCTGAGCCATATCTGATCCATTGACCACATACTTTTCTTTAATAATAATTGGTGAATTGTTAAATTGAGTGAAAGATGGGGTTACGCTTCTAATGTCAGCATCTCCAGTCCCTTTTCTATATTCAGAACCATATACAAATATTTTAAGATTTGTAGGGGCTCCGGCACCAAACGTAGCAGCAAGATCAGCTCCAGTATATGTAGCTACAGTAATTGTTGCTAAAGTAGCAGATGTATCTACACTATTGGTTACTAAAGCTTTTACTTCAGCTCCAGTAGTAGGATTCAATACTACAATAGTTTGGTTGATAGAAATTGCATTATCAACGAAGTTAGCGCCAGCAGTTGCATTAAGTACAAAAGTTAAAGTTGTTGCGCTAGCTTTAGTTACGTTATTATATGCAATGTGCAATCTATTTTGTTCTGACCAAATTACTTGATCAGAAGTCATAGGCATTTCTGCTCCTACCATACGTAGAAATCCAGAAAGAGTTCGGTTTCCATATCGCTCTACTTCTTGTTCGTAGATCTCAGGAAGATATTGTGCTGCGAAATCTGAAAAATCGTCGCCAGCTTTATCTGTAAATTGCAGATAATTTGTAGACAGAACTTGTTGTTTCTGACTAGGTTTAATTGACCCAAACGAGGGTACTACATTTGCCATTCTTTAAATTTTAATTGTTAAATTTTTTTGTTCTAATTTTAAGTTTTGAAGAGTCTAGTCCGCTAATAGCTTTTACTTTTAATCCATTAACAAATACATCGCCCGGGGCAGTCTGCCTTGGCTCAGTGGTTATGTTTTTAGTTTTAGCAACTTGTTCTTTAATGGCATCGGCACGGCCTTGCTCGTAGAAATGTGTTGCCATAGTATCGGCATTGCGGGCAGCATAAATCGCTTTATGATAACCAGCGGGATCTTTCATTTGACCATCTTTGTCTAGGAACGTCCCGACGAAGTCTGTAAGATCTTTTTGATTATCAGCAGTTGATTCAGGATCTTTAATACCATATCTAACTTTCTTTTCTCCTAATTTAAAATCAAAACCTTTGAAATCATTAGAAAAATAATCTTTAGTTGTATTAATGAACCCTTCCCGAACTGCGTCATTACGCTTTTGCTCTTCATTGTATCGGTTAAAAAAGTCAGTCGCTTTTTGTTGCTCTTGAGTAGTACCAGGCCTTAGTTTAATTTCCTCGTAATATTTACTCTTAGTTTGCTCTAAAAAGTTTTTGGCTTTTGCAACTTCTTCTTTATACGCTATTTTTTTCTTGCGTATGTCTCTATCCTCATCCACTTCTTCATCCCATGTAAAATCTTCTAATAATAGATTTACGTCTTCTGAATCTAAATGAGGCTTATTCTGTTTATAATATTCTCTTAATAATGTATTATTATCTACATTTGAGTAATCAGCATTTAGTCTAGCATAGTCTTGTACATCTCCCCCGGTTTCTTCCATAAACTTTATAAGCTTATCTACTCCTTCTGGAAGCTCTTGTGCTTTTGTTTCCTGTAATATTTCTTTTTGTTCCGATGGGGCAGAGGGAGTCTCATTGCTTCCATCCACTCTTGTCTCTTCAGAATTATTTTCTTCATCTTCAATAATTTGTATTGGAGATTCTTCTACTAATTTTTCTTCAGTTTTTTCGGCAATGACTTGTTCTTCGGCGTTTCCTTTTCCCACCTCTTTGCCATCTCCGGATGATTCATGTACATCCACTTTCTTTGTGCTTGGCTTTTGAACGGCATCTTCTTCTTTTTTAATTTCTACTGGAGGTTTAGAAAGATCAACTTTAATAATGTCTTGCTCACCTGCTAATTTTTTTGGAGTTCTTTTTTTAATTTTAAAATCTCCTTCTTGTTTTACTTCTGTTGACATAATATGATAATATAAAATTAATTAATAAAATTTACCTTGGCTCAAATTGTTCTAAGCCAAAGCCACTTAAATTATCATTACCTGCTGATTCAAAATCTTTAGGTAATAAATCATTTTTTCTTTGATCGATAAGTTCAGATTGCTGTGTACCTTGTATTCTTACGCGTTTATCTTTTCTATCTTCTATTTCTTGTTCTTTTTCTGTTGTTGCAGATGCTTGCGCTTGAGCTAATTGTATATTATAATTAAACTCTTCTGCCATTAATTGTTTTTTAATTAATGCTTCTTGCTCCATTCTAGCAATTTCAAAATCTGATTTAGCTTTTTCAATTTGTACTTTTGTTTCAGCTAAAGCTTGTTGTTTTTGTACTTCAGCCATTGCCGCCGCTTCGGAAGCCTGTGCGTTAGCCTGAGCTTGAGCTTGAATATTAGCCTGCTGGGCCGCTTGCGCATCTGCTTGTTTTTCTTTTCGTTTTAATTTTAATAATTGATTGGCAAGTTTTATGTTTGAAACTTCTCTAATATCAATAGCATCATCTAAATCAATGCCTCCCCCTTGCAATGCAACTTGTATATTTTGTTCAAGCTTAGCTTTTTCTTCTTCATCTGGTTCTAATTCTAAAAATATACCAAAATCGTGCATTGCTACTTTTTCCATTTCTTGCAATGTATTTACATTAAATGTGTTGATGCTATTTAATAAAGCTTCTCTTGTTAATGGGAATTGTAAAGCATCATTAGCCCTCAGACTTATGTTTTCTGCTATTTTAATAGTTATATACATTAAAGCTTTTAGTATATGTCTAGTAGCTACATTAGAATTAGCGGCTGCCATTTTTTGTAAACCAACTAATGCATTCTTGTCAGGCATACTTCCATCAACAGCCTCATTCAGCCCTGTAACATCTCTTATCATTTGTAAATAATATTGATAAGTAGATATTAAAGCTTGAACTTTAGACATTCCGCTAGATGATTGTAGCTCTTGAATTGGAACTTTACCTCTATTAAGATCTCCGTCTTGAGTCAAAGAGCGTCCAACAATGCTACCTGTCTGGAAATACATGTTTAATGCTTCTGCTGGGTTATAGTTTGTGCCATTACCTAAATCAACTTCAGCAAGACCATCCATATCTAAATAAACCCCATCTGGCACTACTCTTGATAATACTTGTTGTAATTTTAAATGAGTTAGCTGTATCATGTCAGCAAAGCTTGTAATACGACTAACAATAGAATCTATGCGGCCCTTATACATTCTAGGCGCACATATAGAGTAATTCATATTTACTTTTGTAACATCAGAACTAGGGCGAGTCATATTTTCTGCCATCTTCCAATCTATAATTTTGCTCATACCCATAACTTTTGCCCCTGTGTATAATACCTCTATACTTCTAGATACTCTGCTAAAGTTATCATTTTCTGGCGGATTAAAAGTGTCGTCTTTTTCTAATATTTTTTCTAATCCTTGATCAGTATTTTTTAATTTAAATACTTGGTTTGTATATGTTTTATATTCAAAAAATAATATAGAAACTAAATTATCATCATTTTGACCACCATAATTTCTTACATAATTACTGTAGTTGGTAGGCCCTTTATATTTTTGTATTTCCTTAAGATCATCATCTGTAAGCTGAGGATATAATCTTTTTACTTCTGAAAGACTTAAGTTTTTTACTTCACCTACATAATATATATCTTCAAAGTTAGGGTCTTCTGTATAAGAATATACTACCGACGCTGGATCTACATAATCAACCGTAATACCTTCTGAAAAATTAAAGCTAGTTTTAGATACCCCAATGCCTAACACAGCTAAATCATAAGCTATACGTCTTTGTATATCGTCATATTTATTATAAGAAAAAACATTTTTAATTATTTCTTCTTCAGCAATTTCAACACTTTGCTTATAGTTTAATTGTAAATATAAATCAAGCTCTTCTTGTGAGGAAGGCAAACTACCCGGATCGGCTGATGCATAAAAATTACCTCCAGTCAATTCATTTAACTGCTCTATTTGTTCTTTATTAATTATATCGCGTATTGCATTAAAAGCAAATTGAGTTCTTTCTTTAAGAGCAAATGGGTCAGTAGCAAATGATTTTATTTCATAACCTTTATCAGTCATGCCATTAACTACAATGTCTACAAACTTAGGTATTACTGGTACAATTTTCCAATCTAAATTTAAATAAGATAAATCACCATTAATAGATAATTCATCTTTATATTTTTGTATTGGCTGCTCGCCTCTAGCATATAGTCTTAATCTATGATAATTCTGAAAGTTCTGTAAATACCTTTCGCCCCCAATATCTTGCCGAAACCACTCATTTTCTATAGCTTGAGCAACTTGTAGCCCATAGTCATAACTATTCTTTACTGAATCAGGTACTACCTGATCTGGGAATGAACTGTTATAATTAGTATTAATCATTTATCTAAATTATTTTTGATGTAGAACCATCGTTATTATATCTTTTTATTCCTAAGTTCATTGGTTTAAAAACTTTTTTAGCTACTGGAGCATATTTATTTTTATTACAAGCCATTATAGCGAGCCCAGAACTTATAGAAGCATCGTGTTTTGTTCTGTTATTAAGATTAAATTTTGACCAATCGTTTAATGTTCTTGTAAAATATAAGTCTCCGTGAGTTTCTCCGTTAAACCCTACATGAGAATCAATATAAGATTCTATAGCAGCTGCATGAGCCTGCTTCATATCTTCACTTGAGTTAGGCACTCCTCCTATTTCTCTTTCTGTTATTGATAATTTATTATAAACTTTATCAGGTCTATTCATAGAATATCCTCTATAGCCTCTTCTTTTTAAATAATATAATAACCTCGGCTTATTATTTTCTGCAAGTATTGGCATTCCATAAAATACTAAAGCCATAAGTACATCTTCAAAAAATATTTCAGCATTATCAGGTCGTGATATATATTCTAAAAAGAAATGGTTAGGGGGTATATCTTCCATGGTAAATTTTGTTAGTCCATGTAATGAGCCTTTAGACCCTCTACCATCAACTGTGCCGGATATATCATAACTATCACATCCAAATGCCCCGCAATGTTCATTAGCCGGGTATCTTAAATTACCTTTTGCAATAGACCTATTTTGCATATTATGTGGCGGGATCCATGAAATAAAAAACCGTCCGTTGTTATTAGGCGCGAACTCAACTACTGAATCTTTAACGCCACCTTGCCATTGAAAATTTCCTTGCGTTATAAGACCTGTATACTTCATTTCTTCAACATAATCTATCTGCTCGTATATTTTAGTTAGATTAAATAAAGATTGTTTTGTTTCATCTCGAAACGCGTGCTGTGTTGTTCTAGGAAATTGACGATAGAATTCATTTAATGCGTCTTGATCTTTTTTTAATCCATCAACTTCATTCATCCAATAATCAATAACTCCAGTATCTATGTCTGTGCCATCAATACTTTTGACTAGCTTTTCCGGTGTATCGAATACAGGTATTCCATGCATATCAATGAATCCCTCGTAATTCCATTCCATAGGTATGAACAAAGAATATAATCCTGAGCTAGTCTGTCCGTTGCGGTTTCTTTTAGTAACATCTGATCCTTCATATAATTTTTTAAAATTATTACCTCCTTTATCTAAAGCATTTGATGTAGAACCCATCATACATTTTCCGACTACCCTGCTACCTAGTCTTAATGTTGTTTTGGTTACTCTCCAATTGTTAATTATATTATCTGGTCTTTCCCATTTACCAGATTCATCATGAACTAAAAGCTTTAGCTTTTCTCCATCATATGAATTATCGCCTGTATTTTTCCAGTCGATTGTAGTATCAAGCCCATCAATTTCAGCTAATTGTTCGCCTACTTCTATCTTGCGCCGAGTTAGTTTGGAGGCGGGCACTCGGTAAGCAAGCTCTGTTTTCGGACGATCCATACCATCTTGGACGGGCTTGAAGAAGAAGGGATAATTGATTGATATTGGAACGACTTTATCGGTAAACATTTTTTTGGCATCAGCCCCAGTTTTTGATAAAATTCCAAATCTCGCGTCGCTTGACATTGTTGCCTGGTTAACAGTTTCGTTCGATGCCATGAAGCTAAACCCAGACCGTCTGTTTTTGAGGTAACATATTCCATAACATCTGGTATCTGCTTTACACGCTTCCCAGAAAATATAGAATAATCTATTTGATTCCCTAAAGTCGGCGGCCCCAACGTCAATCTTAGTCCACTGCAGGTACATGTAATGAGACCCAGTAATATAAGTTTCAGTACCATTATTGTAGAACGCAAAACCTTCTTCTCTATATTTAAATTCATTATCTATATAGTCGTACCATTGTTCTTTAAAATTGTCAGGATAATTATTCCAATCAAATACACTTTTAATTTTTTGTAATTCTTTGGGATAATTAAATTTTTGCCAATATTGCTCTTGTTTATTATTAGATCTTTTAAAGCATCTATTGATTAATGGTAAACCTATTTTTAAACCTTGAATATCGTACACTTCGCCAAGCTCGCCTGATTTACTTATTACAACTAAATCATGCTCTTTGTTATATCCGTATTCCCAGCTTTTTTGTTTATTTTTTTTCTTTAATATATTGGGCTTTACATAATCCGGTATTATTGAATATAGTGTTTGCTTATATATCATTTAGATCTTTTTTCAGCAAAGCCGCCGAATGTTTTTTGATTAGCAGATTTATCTTCTAACAATTTTTCTTCGGTTTCAATTCTTGTTAATATTTCAAATGCATCAAATATTGCTAGCTTTTTGGTAGCTGCTGCATTTTTTAATCTATCTGCTGATATGTCATCTTCTGAATCTACAATAGCTTCCTTAGCTACTTTAATTAACTCCTCAACTGCTTTTTGCCCAGCTTGGATTATATTCAGTTTGGTCTTCTTTACATTCATATTTAATAACAATATCATTAGATTTCATACAATACAATCGCTCGTTGTCAATTATAAACTCCCATTCGCTATTAGGAGTAAACCCTACAAGGTCGCCAGGTGCTATTTCAAGCGCATTTAACGAGCTATTGCCATACTTTAGTATACCAATATACTTTTGTTCTTTTTCTAAGCTTGTAGGATCATTATTTAAAAGAGGCTTAACAAAGCATCTATCCATAAACGAATGCCACTTATCGCTTTTTTTGTAAAGATACACCTGATCGGGCTGACAAAAGTAAAGATTGTCTTTAAAATATTTACTGCTATTTTTTTCTTTACCTTTTATATCATAATATCTTCTAAAAACATTATGATGAATTACGATTTCATCACCTTCTTTTATAACGGTATTATAAGCTTTTGGCGTAGATATAACTTTAGCAAGTTTATTTATAAACTTAAATGATTCTATATTACAATTTAATATTAAATCCTTATTATTTACTTTAGTTGTATTATTGTATCTTTCTCCGATAGGCTCAACGATAAAATCGTAGATACTATTCATATTCTAAATTATATTCAACAGAAATAGCCATGTTAGAATTAAACTTTTTCCACGGTAATACTTCATTGTTTTTTTTAATAAAAATATTATAAGAACTATCAGTATCTTCAAATATGATATAAGCTATTTTGTGTCCTCCATATACCTCCTGGCCTACAGAATAATGCATAGCATCATTTTTATAATCAGAACCGATGCTGATCTTCCTTATAATGCTGCTCATCTTATTTTTCTTCCTGCTTTTCTATTTCTTTGTAAACACCTGTTTCCAAATCAATACTAATCGCTCCATACTCTTTTTCAAGGTCTTTTTTATAAGCTTCCATATCTTGCTCAAGTCCAGCGTATTCATGTAATAAAACGTGTTTTTGATTTTCAACAAGTCCAATGTCCCTCAATTTGTTGTTCATTGTTACTTGTTGTTCTTTGATTTTAGCTAATTGTTCCTCTGTTACTTTTTTTTCTTTTGTACTCATTTGATTAAATTTAATTAAATTATTTTACTTTATCTTTTATTTTCTCAAAGGTTCTTAATCCGCCAAGACCAAGCATACCTAATAAGACTGTCATTAAATGCTCCATTTGTAATGCCGGAGGAGCGTCGGTTGTTTTTGTTATCCAAATAAATAAATCTCTTATTACGAAGTTATATGCTAATGCCACCCCGCAAACCCATCCTATAAACGGACGCCAGCCAGCGACAAATACTGTTCTATGTCCAGCTTCAATTTCATTTATTTTAGTTTGCAATTCTATTATTTCATTAGGGTCTAATTCTTTACCCTTAATTGCTTCTCTTATTTCCCACGCTAAGTTACCGGCTACTGACTTTCTGCCATCACCACCTTTTAGTAGGCCTAATAATAATTTTAACATAATTTAAGCTTTGTCGTAAGCTTCTTTTTCCCAAGGAAGATTTTTAGCACCTTCCTGCATTTGACTTCTAGAATATATTTTACCTTTCCAGTAAACATTATTGTCATCGTAATCTAAATCGCCTCTTTTAAATTGATCGATATGAATCATTTCATGATCAACAACTTTTTTAGTTTTAGATGGATCTAAATTTTTATTTATTAATATAGTTCCGTTATTATTAGCTTTGCCTAATACATCATTACCTAAATCTACATTATATATAGGTGTATTGTCTAAATTATACGGAGGTGTATTAAGTTTGAAAGCCATTATTTATAAGGAAACATTTTATTTAATTTATCTTTGCGAGCAGAACAGCCGCAGGGGATATTTAAACCCTCTGCGACTCTATCTACTACACTTTTAATTCCAGTAACTTTAGTAACTTTTTCAATTGAATCACCAAGTCCTTTAGATTTGCTCATTATACAACTAGAAATTCAGTTACAGTAATTCCAGCAGGTAATCCAACAGTTGATTTTACACCACCTGGATTAGCAGTAAGAGCGGCATTAATTGCATCTCTTACGGAAGGGGTTGTTTCTGATGAATGAGTTAAAGTAACCGTGTCTAATGTTGGGGCAACAGTATGAATTGTTGTTTTAGTTCCTTCATTTGCGCCAGCAGCATCTCCAGTTGTTACAGAAACAATTGTATCTGTGTTAATTAAGTGTTGTCCGTCTTCGAAAGCATCCGCGCCTCCAACGACTTTGATAGAAATAAATCTTGCCATTTTGTTTTTGTTTTGTTATTGTTTATGTTTATGTTTTGCTAGGTTTATACAGTCCTATCTGTTTTCTTTAATTTTTTTGCGTTGCGCTTGCCTGCTAGCTCTCTTTTCGGCACTAGATTTGCCTTTTCTGTCAATACGCCCTTGAATTCTAGTAGCTCTATTTTCTAATCGTTTAGCTTTAGCTCTTGAACGCCTAGCGCTTGTTTGTTTTGCTCCTGTATCTGTGGATTTAGGCTTGCTAGCATCAATACTTTGTGCAGTCTTGTTTGTTCTTGTTTTTTCGTTTGCAGCCTTTCTTTTAACATTCGCTAATCTTAATTCTCTTTTTGAAAGTACCTTATCTACCTTAGGTGCTTTACCATCTGTTGGCTTTTGGCCTTGGGCCTTAGCACGCTTATTAAATTGAGCATCAGTAATATTAACTTTTTTGCCTTTTGTTTTACCATCTCTAGGTTTTTGGCCTTGAGCTTTTGCCCTTTTTTCAAAAGCTTCATCAGATATGATGGGTTTTCTTTTTGTAGAGGTTGTTGCTTTCTTTTTAGTTTTAATTTTCTTTTTAGGCATAGTTTGAGTAGACTCATTCTTTTGCGTAACAGTGGTAGGTTTTGTAAATTTATTAATTAGTTGTTGTGTTCCTGGCCTATTAACATCTTTAACTCTTTGCTTAATATCCACGCCCGCAAAGCTTCCTTTTATTTTAGATGTGTTAATACTATTATTGGTTTCTTTTTTAGTTCCATATTTAGTTTTTTCTCTTGCATACCTTTCATCATTATCCGCAAGAGAACCTAAAGCTTTTCCTATTCCTGAAATAAGTTTTGCGCCAAATAAGCCGGGCCCAAAAGCAACAGGAGAACCTTTCATTTTAAATCCCATCTTAATAATCTTTTTTAGCGGATCTTCTCATCTCCCCTTTATTACCACCATATTTTTGTCTGCTTGCAACTGAAGGCTTGCCAACTTGCTGTCCATATCCTTTATTCATATTTTGCATAGGAGACATGTTTTTCATCATCATTCCTGTATTTACTCCCTCTGTTCCTTGACCTGCAATATCATCCATAGGATTATAAGTAAGATCTGCTTTAGCTTGACCCATCATTCCAGCTGGGCTAGAATATCTTGGGTGATTACCGCTATAAGTTCCCGAATGTCCTTTTCTATCAGCAATATCATTTTCTAAATAATGCATTCTTGCTTGTGAAGATAATTTTTTGTTATATGCTTCTTTAGCATCATAACGTTGATCTGATTTCATTCCCATAATTTCTGTGTTTTGGTTTGTGTTGTTATTGTTGTTGTTTAATTATTAACAGTTCCATCTTCTTCTTGCCGCTCTACCTCGTTCGCTTTTCCAGCCTTTAGATCTAGCACAAAAAGATTTTCTGCGTTTTGCAGCTTTACTACCTTTCTTTAATTCTGAAGGTGGAGTAGTTACTGCAGTTTGCAGCTTACTACCAGGATTATCTTTTTTATATTTTTTAACACCTTTTTCTGACATACCCCCGCCCGCAGCAGCACCTGTACCGGTTTTATTTGCTTTATTATAATAACCTTTAGATTTTTTTCTTGAAGGTGCATCTCCTTTCTTTAAAAAGGGCGAAGAGTTTTGTACGTATGCCATTATTTTATGAGTTTAAACCATTTTGCAACAGTATAGCCTATAGTTACCACTAGAAGTATTATTTTAAGCCATACTTCCATTTCCATCATAGTTACTACTCCAACTGATCCGTTGATAGCTAGCAACTTTATATCTCCAATGTCCATTACTATTCTCCCCTAGCTGCTTTAGCAATTTGCGTAATGGCACCTGCTTTATAAAAGGTCGGAGCTTTTTTAACTTCCATTCCAGTAATACCCGAACTAGAGCCGTTACCCATAGGAAATCCGTTTGTGTTTAAAGGACCATCCCATACATGAGATTCTCCTACTTGCCCTTTAAGTTGCGGGTTTGAAATGATTGCTTTACTTTTGTCCATAATTATCTATACTTGTCTTTATTAATATTATCTATTGAAACCTTCAAAACTTTATTTGTATAGGTTTCGCCTTTCATTATTACATTTCTGCGTTCGCTTATAGGAATATCTTCCTCGCCTAACATTATTTTATATATACGATTTATAAGTTGCTTGCATTTAAATGATGTTTTGTATATATTATACTTTTGAGTTGTGTGATTTCTTTTACGCCACACAGTTATCCAGCCTTCTTTTAATAGCGTATTCCATCTTCTATTATTCCAGCTATATGAATAAGCACCCATTTTAAAATCTATTTTAGTAAATAAATCAACACAATCTAAATATATTAAAAGCTCTAAATCTGCATCAGTCATGCCGTTATTTTTAGCGGCCCACTTTCTTATAATTCTATAATGCTTAAGCAAGTTAAGATCTTTTAAATCTCTTGCTTCTAATCTTTTCATAAAACGATTACAACGTCTTGAAGCTTAATTACTTGAAAAACTTCTTTATTTATTTCAACCCCATGACCTGCATGTTTGTCATAATAAATATTGTCGTTTTCTTCAACTCCAACAACTTCAGAACCTATAGATATTACTTTAGCTTTATTGTATCTTAAATCTTCTCTTTGATTTTCAGTTAACAATAAGCCTCCTTTAGTTTCAGAAGTACCTTGCTTTTCTTTTTTAATTATTAAGTTTCTACCTATTGCCTTCATTAATACGTAAATTATTAATTATACAATCTGTAGATAATATAGTAGTTGCTACGGAAGCCGCATTCTTTAATGCAGTCTTAGTAACAAGTAACGGATCAATTATTCCTGACTTAGTCATATTTTTACTTTTGCCAGTAATAACATCTAGCCCCCAGCCTTTTTTATTAGATTCTACAACGTCAAAATTTGCATTTTGTAATATTGTAATATAGGGAGCCTTAATAGCCTCTAATAATATTTCTTCTGCTTTATTGTTCGGCTTAATTTGTGTTGATGCATTTAGTAAAGCTACACCACCACCCGGTACAATACCTTCTTTAATCGCAGCTTTAGTAGCACAAATAGCATCTTCTACTCTATCTGCTTTTTCTTTTAATTCAATATCTGAATCTGCACCCACTTTAACTGTAGCAATCTTAGCCGATAATCTAGCTAATCTTTTTTCAAGCCGTATAGTTTCAGCAGCATTGTTTTTACCAGATAAGTCTTCTTTAATTTTGTTAATTACCTCTGATACTTCATCAGTGATGTTTTCAACTTTTATAATAGTCTCTGTATCATTAGTAACAGACTTTAAACATTTGCCCAAATGCTCTGGTTGTATTAAATCCATATCATCACCTAAATCTTCATTTATAATTGTAGCCCCGGTTAATAGTGCTAAATCAGTTAGCATATCTTTTTTAGCTACTCCGTAAGTAGGTGCATTTATAACATTAATCTTTACATTACCTTTAATTTTATTCATTGCCAATGTAGATATAACTTTAGGATCTAAATCAGCTATAACAAGCAAAGGTTTGCTTTTCTTTATAATATATTCTAATACAGATTGTATTTTACGTATATTCTCAACAGGAGATTCAATTAATAGCACATAAGGATTATCTAACTCTGCAACTTTTGCGTCTTGCTTAGTAATAAAGTGTGAATTTGTTAGTCCTTTCTCGTATTGTAATCCGTCAATTAATTCAGATGTAGTTTCGGATAGCTCTGTTGTTTCCATCATAACTACACCAGTCTCATCTACTGATCTAAACGCGTTTGCGATAGTTGTACCTAGCTTTATATCATTATTGGTAGATATACTAGCTACTTGATCAATCATATCGCCTGTGACTTCTACAGAAGTTTTTTCTAAGTATTGTACAACTTTTTGTACAGCACTATCAATACCCTCCTTTAAATTTCTAGCCCCTAATTCTTTTAACCGCGGGTATGCTTCAGTTAAAATAGAGTGCGCTAGCACTGTAGCCGTTGTCGTTCCGTCGCCAGCTTCTCTTACAGTTTTCCTAGCAGCTTCCTTTAAAAGCGTAGCACCCATATTTTCAATAGGATCTAATAATATAATTGAATCAGCTACAGTTACCCCATCTTTTGTAATAACGGGTTTTCCTGCACCATCCTCTAATATCACACGTTTACCGCTAGCACCGAGTGTGGAACTAACGGCTTTCGTGAGTTTGTTTATACCTTCAAATAGTTTATCCTTAGCTTCGTGACCAAAGCTGAGGTTTTTGACAATTGCGTCTGACATGATTTAATTAAATTTAATTTAAGTATTTTATTTAAAAGGTTTTTACAACAACTGGACCTTCGGAAAGTTTTAATTTTTTAGTGTAATGTTCAATTGAAGATTCAATTGCTTTTTCAGCCCCTTCAATTGTTTCACGTCTTGTAATTCCGTTCCAGTTTTCGTTGAAATCAATCCATTCAGCTTGGTAATAGCCGTTTGGAAGTTGAGTTATTCGCCAATTTTTTTTCTTTGAATAACGCTTCCAAATTTTCTTGGTTTCTTCGGATACTTGTGGTTGACTAGACCACGATTGAGTCTGGTAAAATAGTGTCATTGGTATTGGTTTAAAATTAGTTAGGTTTATAGTTTATTATTACTTGTAATTACTCACCTTT